TCATAACTGGGCAAAAATTCAAGATGATTATAATAACAGTTATGCATGGATATCTGGAGTTGGTTCTATAGGTAAAAAGTTTGCAATGATGGAAGATGTTTATGATGCGGCTTCTCCAGCAGGTATAGATGAAAATGGTCATGGGGGGCAATTAGCAGATTGGAGAGTTATTGAAATGGAAGTAGACTATACACCAGCTGAATTAACTTCCTTTTACAATGCGCAAGTCAATCCTATTATATTTGATGAAGCGTACGGAGTTATGGCTTATGGAGATCAAACTCTACAAGTAACAAATAGTGATACATCTTTTGTTGGAACAAGACGAGTATATAAATATATTCTTGAAGTAGTATCAAAACAGATACTGAGAAAACAAGAATTTAAAATCAACGATTCATTACATAGACTTATGGCAAAAGTTCAAACAGAAGAATTTATTCAACCTATAGCATCTGATGGTTGGATTAGAGAATTTAAGGTAGTGTGCTCAAGTGAAAACAACACCGATGCTGTTTTAAATAATCGAGAGTTTATTCTCGACCTTTATATTAAGATCACCCCTAATTCTCAGTGGATAAAACTTCGTCTAACAAGAGTAGGGCAGAGCATCAATATAGAAGATTTAGTAGCGTAAATAGATAATAAGAGGTTATAATTCATGGCAATATCAACAGATCAAATAATGGCATTAGGAGATGATCAACTTTTAAGTCAGTTCTCTTTAGTATTTCCTAATGGTATTCCTGGAGGGGGAAATGCGCAGGCAGTAGCATTAAGAATGGATACTACTATTGATCCTCCTGAAGAAGCAGTAAATGTTTATGAAATATTTCATAAAGGTTTTAAGATTCCAAAAACAGGAATGCTTCAAGAAGGAACAAAAGAATTTACAGTAGAAGTAAGGATAGATCAACAATGGGAAGTTTATGATACTTTGAAGAATTGGTCAAAATTATCATATGATCATTCTAATGGTACAGGTTTACCTGATTCTATGACAAGGGCAACTATTATAGTTCAGCCTGAAGATAGAAGTCAAACAGGAGTAAAACAAATTATATTTAGAGGATGTAAACCTAAAGCAGATAAGTTACCTACTTTTGATAATCAATCTGGAGATCCAGCAAGAGTGTCATTAACATTTATATTTATTAAAATGGAAGTTGAATAATGGCTCTAGTCCCTGATAATGTGATAAATGCTTATAAAAGTGTAGTAGACATTGCTTCTTTACCTGCAGAAGCAAGTCGCTACGCTTTAGCAAATATTGGATTACAAAATAAATGTTTATTTGAAGTAATTATTTACCCTGAAAAATTTCCTACTTCGATTAAAGGTATAGCATTCGCTGCGATGGATTTACTTGTTATGAGATTATATCTATATTCAATAAATGATATACCATTAGTAGGATTTGATTATCAAAGATCAGGTGGGATGCAAAATATTAAAGATGCAATTTATCCTGAAAATTTCACATGTACTTTTTTAGAAAATCAAGCTGGAAGTGTTAAAAGATATTTAAGGGAGTGGCAAGATTTAATAGCTGAATACGATCCTACTACTCGTGAATATTTTTTTAATGACAATCAAAAAGAAAGTGAAAGAACTTGTATTATTATCCCGCAACAAACAGATGTTCTCCCTTCTCCGGAATGGATAAAAATAGATGGAATGAAAATTAAAAATATTGCTGGTATAGGATATGATCATGCTTCAGGAGAACAAGAGATTATTACAGTAGATTTTAAATGCGATAATATTAGATTATCATTAGGAACTTCTGCATTTTAACATCCTATACTAATAATAAAAAATAGATTCAGGAGACAATAACATGACAAATAAAGATGGATTTTTATTACATCCAGATGAAGTAAAAAGGAGAAGAGAAAGTAAAACCGTTCAAGAAGATATTAAAGAAAATATAGAAGATATTGATATTGTTAATTTTGGGGATTCTGTTAAGATTGAATATGAATCTATGAATAGATTTGATACTCCAAGAGTTTTACATTTTAGAGACTTTACAAATAGACAATTAAATGATCTTACTTTATGTGGACATGATGATCTACTTGAAACTCTTATTTCAATACTACAAGAAAATAAAGTAGAAGAAGATGATTTTAAAATAGAAAATATGACAGCAGAAGATTTGTTAGAAACTGTTATTGCTATTAAACAAAAATATGAATCTACTTCTCATATTCATTATTGGATATGTGATTGTCAAATAGATAAAGATGACGCAGATAGAATCATAAACGAGAATGTTCTCAATATGAACGAGTTTGATTATAAATCTATTGAGCAAGTAGATGAGAACATGAAAGAGTTTATGAAAGATATATTAGATAATATGACTGATGAGGAGTTTAAAAGTTATATTGTAAAAAAATATAAAAATAAACCAATAGATGATATTGATTCGTATACAAGAGAAATGGAACTTGAAAGAATTGCTATTAAAGAACCTATTTCTATTACAGTTGGAAAGGATGAATACACTTTAAGATATCCAAGACTTGTTGATGTAGTTAAAGCTAAAAAATATTCAGAAAGAAAGTTTGCTTCAAAAATTAAATCAGTTCAGAATAGACGGGAAGCAAATGTCTCTTTAGCAGATTTAAAAGAAAGAAAGAAAAAAGAAATAGATGATTTAAAAAGAGAGCAAGCAAAACTATTAGTTCTATATGCCAACTCAATGATGATACAAACTAAAAATGATAAAGTATTATCAGACGAAGAAAAATTTGATGAATACTCAAATAAACTATCTCGTACAGTAACTAAAAATATTAAAGAAACTTTTAAACAGATTGATTTTGGACTTTCTACTGAATTAGAGCTTGCTTGCCCTTTATGTGGTGAAGTTAGCAAGAGGCGACTTCGGGACGTCATTGATATACGACAGTTATTACCATACGGGGACAATAATAGATCTGACACCATTTCTTCCAAGGGAAAACAAGGATACGATTCAGGATTCACTCTTCATTTTGGAGTTTAGATTACACTTTACAGAAAGCGAAGCTCTTAATCAAAGACGATGGTTTACCAAACATAGAAGAAAACAATTAGATACATATGATGAAGCAAAAGCAAAGCAAAGAGAAAAAGAAATACAAGAAGCTAAAAGTAAAGCAAATTCAAAAAGGTAGAAAAATAAATTCTACCTTTTCTTTTTTACTAATAAAATAATAACGAGAATTTACGACAAGGTTAATATATAATGGATGGATTAGTTTTACCAGATTTAACAAAACCTCTAACAAAGAAAATGAAAGAAGAATCTATTAAAATAGAAAAGCTTTACTCACCTTTCATGGAATCTTTTTTTGGACAAAATAATGGGGCTTTTACTCTTGCTGTTGGTAATATGGTTGATAATATATTAAATAAACTTGCTAATATGTTTGAAGTTATGCAAGGTCTATATAAAGAATCCGAAGAAACAAACGAAAGAGAAAGACGAAAGGAAGATCCACAAAAAGAAAAGAAAAGATCGTGGATTATGGAGAAATGGCAGAAAGTTATTAAAACAGGTTTTTTCCAAAAAACTCTTGGATTTTTAAAAGGGATGGCGTCAGTTGATTTTATCACTCAAGTTTTAACTTTTTTATTACTTCTGCGACTTGGTATATTTGACAGATTTCTTCCGTTGATTACAAGTGTAGTTGGAGATGCCTTAGAATCACTTATAAGAGCTATTCCAAGGATTATTAAATTCATATGGGGGATGTTAAGTGAGAAATTACCTGGAATATTAAAAGATGTTTTTCATACAGCTTTAGAAACTTTAGGATTAGAAAATGAAGGGTGTTATGTATTAGCTGATGTATTATCTTCTGTCCTGCCTACTTTATTAGCTATTATAATAGGAGCTAACAAACTCGGTCCAATTATAGCGGGGGCTAAATATCAAGGGTTTATAGCAATGATAGGTTCTATATTAGGTATGATAGGAACAGCTATAATAGGTCTTTTAAGTCTGTTTGGCATTGTTGTAACCCTTCCTGCTTGGGTAGTCGGTGCTATTGCTGTGGCAATTGTAGCTATAGGTGCTTTAATTTGGAAATTTAGAGATGAGATAGGTCAATTTTTTAGCACCGTGTGGACAGGGTTAACTTCTTTATTATCTGGTATGTGGGGGAAAACAAAAGATTTCTTTTCTGGTATGTGGGAAGGGTTAAAGGGGATATTTTTTAGTTTAATAGAATCTATAGCCGAATTTATATCTGATTCTTGGTCCACTTATATTACTGATCCTATTAGAAAGATGTTTAGAAAACTTTGGAGATTAACAGACCCTGTATTTAAAAAATTGCAACCTATTATAGATGCAGTGTCTGGTATTTTCGGAAGTATAGATAGAAGTATAACTAAAATGATAGATAGTATAAAATCTGCACTTGATAGCATGCTAGATTGGTTTTCCGATATATCCAGTTTTGGCGCATACGATTGGATGACTATGGATTCTAAGAAAAAACAAGAGTTTCAATCTACAAGAGCCTCTTTAAGAGAAAATGCATTAGTTCAATTTGCTTCCGGTGAGATCTCTGAAGAAGAAGCTGCAAAAAAACTTGGAAGAAAAGATGGATCATTATCAGCTCAGCAAATGGCAGAAGTTCAAAAAATGCGGTCTTTACAAACAGGAGAATTTAAAAATACAGACATAGCAACTATTATAGCGGCATCTATGGAAGGGGTAATAGATAAAATAAGTACTAAAAGTGGGTCGCAGAAAAGAATAGTTAATACTTTAACTTTTTCAAAAAATATTAGTGCAACAGGGGCGAAGCAATAAATGAATAGAATAAAATTATTATTATTACCTCAAAATAAAGGGGATGCTTCTAAAGAAATATTAACTCATCCTATATTAGATGATATTATGATTGAAGCTACTTCTGAATTTTCAGGGTATGGTGACTTTGCTCCTACTATCTCAACTCTAACTGATTTAGTTACTGCTTATCAGGGATCGGGGGGGAGTATAGGAAAAGGGACTTTTGCTTTACGTCAAATATTAGATATGCAGAGATGGACAAAAACAAGTCCTATTAAAATGACTATGCAGGTATTATTTTACACGAAAACAGATGCAGAAAAAGATGTC